TGTTTTTCTTTTTATCTGTTTCTTTTTTGTTGTTGTTTTTGTGTGTTGTTTTGTTTTTATGGTCTGGGTGCGTGGTTTTGTTAATATTTTTTAGCGTGTAGTTTTTTATCGTTTTTTTTTGTTGTTGGGTGTGTCGTGTTTGTGGTGTGGTATTATGTAATTATCAGCCAAGGAATATAGAAAAGGATGGTAGATAGAAATGCGTACGGTGATTGATTGGGATGGGAGTGAGGTTGATTATGATAGTGCTGTGGATTATGATGTTGATGCTATTGTGGATTGTCTTGTTGTTATGTATGAGCGTGAGGGTGTTGAGTTTTATCGTTATTGTTTTGAGACTGTGGTTTTTATGAATCGTGTAGTTGAGTGAGTAATAGGGGAAGGAGAGATAATGTGGTGTTTTACTGTTACGCCTGATGATTTTACGGTATATGAGCTCACGCCTGAGTATGTGCAGGTGAGGGGCCCATATCCAGCCGGTACGTTCAAAGAGGCGTTGGATGGTGTCCTTGACATTGTTCGCCATGCGTTTGCCGGGTTTGATGTGTATGTTGGTTTTGCTCATTCCTCGTTTGACCCAAAAACGGGGTTTTTGAATGGTATTGTTAAAGTGTGTTTGTCGTTTGAGAGGGCATCCGATGATGGCAAATGATGAAGTTGTGGCTGTGTTTCCATCCGAGTTTGAGTCTGGTGATGTGCGGCTGGTGTATTGTCCTCATAATCGGATATATGAACTGAGGTATGCTGTGTTGCGGTCTCAGGCTGGCGGCGGCCGTCGTTTGGTTTGGTCGGCTGTGGCGTTTGATGCGTGTGATTACGTGCAGGTGGCTCATATGTTGGTTGATGCGAGGGCGTTGGCTGATACGTTGTTGTTGGAGAGGTGTTGGTTATGAAGAGTAATGATGACCGCACGAATTGGTTTGACGATGGCGTGCTGGATGATGACCGTGTGCGCCGTGTCATTCGCGGTCGCCGACGTAATCTACATTTGCGTGAGTACAATAAAGGTGAGGGTGATTGGGAGACGTTTTGCCGTACTATAGCACTGCTCAAGGACTTTTATAAACCCCAAGGTGGTCAGGTGGCGTTTGCCGACAGTATCGAGCACGCGGCGAACATTTGTCTAAGCATTTCGCCAAGTTCGTCAATGTACGCCGCATTATCACGAACGCAGGATGTTGAAATGTTGTCCGGGCTTATCTACTGTCCGACAATGGTGGCGTGGTGTGCTGTCTGCCATGTCAAGGGCGCGTCATGCTATGAGATGTGCAAGACTTGGAATGGTAATGAGTTTGCTCAGACTATCATCAAAGTTGCATGTCTCTGTTTTGACAATCTGACCGATGTCCGGTATGATGATAAAGACATTGCAAGAATGTCGCAACAGCAGAAACACTAAGAAAAGGCGGTATGATTATGGCATATATTAAGCGAGCCAGACACTATAGTATTGTGCGCGGCGTCACGCGCGGCGAAAACGGTGAACTTGTGGACGCCGAAGTGGTCGTGGATGGCGCGTGTCGCACGGCTGACATGGCAATGAAGAAAGCCCGCAAGATTAACAAAGACATGCTGCCCATGTCCGCCGAGTATCATGCGCAGGCGACGCGCATGAACGAGGCAATCTATTGGGCTAACTGTGAATTTGGAGATGATACCATCATCGAATATCCGGGGTCGGTTAACGGCAACGTGGTTGAAGATGATATCATCTCCGAGGAAAAATAATTACTAACCCTATAAGGAAAGGCAACACACATGGCTGACAACGAACTCACCGTGATGAACGGCAACAATTTTTCTGCAAACGGCGCTAACGCCGTGTCCCACTTCTTCGATACCTCTACTATGGACGGTAAAATGGCGTTGTACAACGCCATGCAGACCTCCGATAAGGTGGATGAACGTCTTAACGAGCCACTGCATGTGACCAACGTGCTTGCGCAGGCCATCGAGGTAGCCAATCAGGAAACCGGGGAAATTAACCCTTCGACCCGCGTTGTTATCCACGCGGAGGAAGGCGACTTCGCCGCCGCCTCCCCTGCATTGGCTCATGCTTTCGGTGATTTGTTCGCCATTTTCGGCACGCCGGACAAGTGGACTGCGCCGCTCGTTCTCAAGGTGGTTGAAAAGAAAAGTCGTCGTGGCTATAAATTCTTCGACCTCGAACTTGTGTCGGAAAAGGGCCGCAAGTAAACTAATTGTCCGCACCACATGATAACATGGTAATGTCCCTATAGGGATGTTGCCGCCAGACTCACCCCCCGTCGTTTCCATCCTTACGGCGGGGGGTGTTTTACACTCATAAAAAAAGGGGAGCCGTGGCAAAACGTAAAAACAACCGACGCGCCAACAATCTGAAACGCAACGCCGCCATCAGGTCGGCACAGGTACGCCGAGAGCAGGTGGTCAGAGATTATAGTACCGGACACCTCCCCAAGCAAATCACCGAAACGTTTCTAGGAAAGCTCAGCGCCCAACAGCTCGAACAGGTCGCGCGCCGCATTGGGCAAGAGTTCGGGGAACGACAGCAGGCCTTGAGGGCGCGGGACAGCGAGCCGTATCAGGTTGTCCCGGATGTGCATATTACGAAACTCGATAGGGAACTAGCGGCGCGTCCGCTGATCACCGACGCGGAAATAAGCGCCGCCCCGTCAAAACGTCGGAAGACATTACGACAGCAACAGCGCCGCCGTATCGAGGCACGGCGGAAAGTCAAACGCGCCCAACAATTCGATGCATTGAGCATGGCCAACTACACCGTGGGCGAAATACGTGAGATGGAACGTGCGGGAGAGTCGCCGTTCGATGTGTTGGGCACTCACACGGTCGGCGGTTCGGCGCGGGACGAACTCACACGCAACCGGGCGAACGTGTTCGGTTCAGAGCGTGGCATAAGCCACGCGCGCATGATGATACGAGAAGGGGGCAGAAGGAAACTTGAACGAGAGCTACTTGAATACGCCGGACTTATAGGACGCGCGCCATTACATGCAGGTACTAGAAAAATTCCCGAGAATGAAGGGGTTGCGGATTTTGATAAGGTCGCACAGCAACTTGAGGCATTCGATTCCAACGTAGCCCAAAAATTCGCCTCCCTGTCGAACCGTCAAAAACGATGGTTGATAAACAACACGAATTTTAGCACCGTGGTACGGGAAGCTTCATGGTATAATGATAAGACACATAAATGGGAGACTAAAGCGGACGCGGGAGATGTAGAGACCCGGCTTGATGAATGGATGACCAGCGCGGCACGACACTAAAAGGATGGAATCATGAAAGAGCGTCGAACGGCGGCAACAGACGGCGCAACACTATTGACGGATGACGGCGTGGAACCATTGACGGCAACCGCCGTCATCCGTCTCACCATGCTCGACCATCATACGCGCGTATGGTGTGCCCACGGGTGGCAGGACATTAAACCCATAGCCGCCGAACTGCTGAAACGACTCCCATTGCAATCGAACCCAAGCAAGGACGGCGTGTGGGGCACGTTCAACATTCGCGGGCATTTCTATGGTTTCCGCGTGCGCATGGGTGGCATCACCGTGGATTTCGTGGACGTGCGTAATGTCACGCGTGACGATGGTTTGAATGTTTCACGTGAAACATTCGGAGGAACCACCGACTTGGAAACCACGTGGAATATCGCGCAGGAATGCGCCGCACTGCATCTCAAGGGCACGACGATAGCGTCAATGGCAATGACCGACTATATCGACGGGGATTACGCCGGATTCAAACGGCATTTTCCACCATTGGGCAGGGATGATTATCACCGGATGCGCCCCGCGTACTATGGAGCGATAGTCTATAGCAAGCCGGGCGAATACCGGAGTTGCCGAAGCTGGGATGTGAATAGCCTCTACCCGAGCATCATGCGAGATGCTCCTATGCCGGTAGGCTCACCCATATGGTACGACGGGCAGTATCGATATGACGCTGATTATCCGCTACATATCGACATTATCGCGTTTGATGCAAGGTTGAAAACGGGAAAAACGGCGACGCTCACCAATATCCTACCCGTATGGGGGTATGAGGGTGAACGCTTGGACAGTACGCTCGGCGTCGTAACTATGCCCGTCACGGATGTGGATTGGGAAACGCTCACGGAAAACTATGACATTCACGTGTGGGAGCACGTGGGGGGCTGGAAGTTCCGCAAATCACATGGACTCTACTACACATACGTGGACAAATGGTTTCACGTGAAACAAAACGCAACCGGAGAGCGCCGTCAAATGGCGAAACTGTTGCTAAACTCGCTGGCGGGAAAATTCGGGGCCTCGCTCTACCGGCCCATGTTGCATCCGAAACCATCGGCGGACGGGGGCGTGGATTTTACCGTGGACAAACCGGAGTCGGCCAACAGTCTGGCGTGGTTGCCGACCGCCGCTTATGTCAACGCCTACGGGCGACAAATACTATCCCGCGCAATGAACGCGAACGTCGAGCGCGTGCTCTACGCCGACACCGACGGCATGATATTGGAGGGGTTGGACGCGCCCGCAGGTATCGAAACGGATGACCGAAAACTAGGCGCGTGGAAAAACGACCACACCTACGAGAGACTCCGCATCCTCGGCAATCGCAAATACTGCGGCGTGGAAACGAATGGCGATACGGTAATGCGCTTGAGCGGCGTACACCGTGCCGCCCCTATCCCCTATGATGAGTTCCTTCCAAGGGCGCGTCATCTCAACGACGATGGCCATGCTTTCGTGCTATAATAGTCGGTAGCGGGGTGTGCGTCCCAAGTCGATTCGACGGCCCGACCGTAAGGCAAGTCGGTAAGGCGATTCGGTCGGATGTAGACGTGCGTAGCCAACGCCCAGCGACGGCGAGGGAACCCGCACAGCCTAGCAAATCCGGCATGACGGCGTGATTGCCGTCATGCCACTTACTTTAAGGGGTGAACATGGACGATACCGAAAACACCGAGCCGGACACCACGTCCGACACCGAACCGGACGCCAAGCCGACCGATGATAATACGCCGAACCCGGAGCCTGAAACGCAGGACAATGGCGAACCCGAGGATGCGGGCGACGATAAGGACGCCGACATGGCCAACCGTCTCAGCGCTTTGGAAGCGACCGTGGCGGAACTATCCAAAACCGTCCAAGCAATGCGTGATGCGGCCGCTGACCACGTGCTAAACGATGGTCCGGATGGCGATACGGAGCCGGACGCCTCGGAAATGACCGACGATGACTACAACGGCACCTACAGTACGTTTGATGACCTGTTTGAAGACTAATGATTAGGAAGGAATAATTATCATGCCAACCACTCCAGTGGTGACGCCCAAACAGCAGTTGCGCCCGCTCACCGAATTCAATAACGCGCAGATCCTCAATATGATTCGCAACGAGGCATCTCCTGAATATCAGCGGCGTATGCCCTCGGCAACCCAGATGAACATGGACAGGCAGATGGCCACCCTCATGTCTTCCACCCAGTTGAAGAACGAGTTTTATTCGGCTTTGGTGAACCGTATTGGCGGAACCTATGTGAACACTTGGCGTTGGAATAATCCGTTAAGCGTTTTCCAGCGTGCATCTCAGGCGTATGGCGACACGTGGCAGGAAATCGCCGTGGGTATGCCGCTCGCTCAGGTGTACGACCCGGACGCGGAGTACTTGGGCGCGGATAATTTCCGCAAGTGGAAAATCGATGTAGACAGTCTCTATCATCGGCTGGACTTCGCCCACTTCTACCCCGCCACCACGGATGACAAGACACTCCAGCGCGCTTTTACCTCCGAAAACGGTTTGGCTTCGCTCACCTCGCAGATTCTCACCTCCTGCTATAATGCGGCTGAGGTTGACTTGTTCGAGGCCATGTGCCACCAGTTCGTCGAATACGCGAAGCTCGGCGGATATTGGCGTGTCCACATGGGGCATGACCTTAACGACATGGGTTCGACGGAAACCGACGCGCGCGACATGCTGCGCCAGATTCGCGCATGGGCCGACACGCTGAAATTCGTCAGCACCCGATACAATGCGCGTCACATGCCGACGTTTGCCCGCCCCGACGAACTCGTACTATTCTGCTCCCCGGAAGTCAAGTCCGCGCTTGACGTGCAGGGTTTGGCAACCGTATTCCAGCGTACCGACGCCGAGCCGACCATCGACCGGATTATCGTCATTCCACAGGACAGGTTCGGTATGGATGGCGTGCAAGCCATTCTCACTACTGACAAGTTCCTTATTGATATTCCTGTTATCAATGAGATGACCCAGCAGACCAACCCGGTGAACATCAATTCGGTCAACCATTATCTGCATGTCCAGCACATCATCAGCGTGTCCGGTTTCGCCCCCGCCGTCATGTTCTGGACGGGCGCGGGTTCCACCGCCAAGATGGTGGCACCTACCGGCACGACGGCCAAGACACCGACCTTCCAACTTAAACTCGCCATGTACGGCGGTGGCACGTCCACCCCGTCGAACGTGGCGCGTGGCGGCGCGGTGCAGGTCACTGCGGACACATCCATCACCAATGACGGTACGGCCACGTTCCGCTCGAATGCGGTTGAATATCGTATTAGCGACACCGCCAAGCCGAAGAGCGATTACACGTATATTTCGCCCACCGGCGTGCTGGTTGTCGGCCTCGACGAACCGAACACCACCATCCCGGTTACGGCCACCGCCCTGTACACGAACCCGGCGACACCGGAAGTGCCGGGCACCGTGTCCGCCGCCTTGGACGTGCCGGTGGTCGGGGATGGCGTCATTGGATTCAATCCGTCCATCATTGCGTCGATTGCCGTCAACGTCTCGGGTGTGACCGTGGGCCATACGGTGCAGGCGACCGCTACGGCGACCATGATCGACGGGCGCACCGCCGACGTGACCGCGCAAGCCGCTTGGACATCCGGCACCCCGGCCAACGCCATGGTGTCCGAGTCGGGCGTCGTGACCGGCGTCAAGGCGGGCACGTCCGACATCACCGCCACGCTGTTCGGAGTGTCCGGCAAGAAGACCGTGACCGTGACCGCAGCCGCGTGATATAATGAGAGGGTGGCCGACTGGCTACCCTCTCTCACGGCGAAATGCAAGACAAGGCCCGGAGCGCAAGCCACGTGAGCGCTTCGGGCTTTGTCATATCGGAGGTTGGATGATGATTGATGACGCGAACCCCTAGTGGACGATACCGGCCTAGTCACTGGAGTGGCCGCCGGTTCCACTAAGCTGACGGCCACGCTGTTCGGTGTCAGCTGTCAGGGCACTGTGACAGTCGCCTAATCTGCGATATAATAAAAGGGAGTGTTTCACGTGAAACACTCCCTTCTTTATGAAAGGGATAGTATGCTGAGAGATATCAACCCTAACGTCGAGGCGACGTTTAACTGGGCTCAATGGACGCCCAACACGTCACTGAAACTCTGTAACGTGCCGTGGGATAGCAGTTACCGTGACCTAGCCCGGTTCGAATCACCGCAGAAACAACAGGAATGGTTCGACCGACGGCCCGGCATTGACAGGGTGCATGGGGTCATGCACATGTTCGGCCAACCCGTGCGCGTCGAACTGCCATTTAACGAGGCGTCCAACTACAACTATGTCGTGGTGTATAACGATTACCCCGACTTGGAGACGCCACGGTATTGGTATTATTTCATCAACCACGTGGATTACATCAATGCGTACACTACTCAGCTCACTGTACAGTTGGACGTTTGGCAGTCGTTTCAGCATGTGCTTAGGTTTGGTTCATGTTATGTGGTGCGAGGCCATATCGGCATTGCCAACGAAAACCAGATGACCGATTATGGCCGCAGTTATCTCGCACTACCCGAGGGGCTGGACACCGGTAGCGAAATGGTGACGGTAGACCAACAGTACAAGTCTCTTATCAGCATGGACGGGAAAAATCTGAATTACGGCGTAATAGTCGTGAGCACGGTAGATTTGTCAGCGGACGCGGGCAGTCAGGAAAAACCGTCTCTCACTACTGCGGGCGGCTCTCTGTTTGAGAACATGGCTAACGGTGCTGAAATACTGTACTTTAAGGACATCCAGTCTATCCAAGTGTTTATGGGAGTGGGCTCTACTTTTTCATGGATAACACAGGGTATTGTGAGCATGTATATGATACCCTCTTTAGATGATGACTTTCTTGAGCGATCCGGCCATGTCGTAGATAAGCTGTTTGGGAAAACACTCCCTTCGGAATTAAATAATCGTATCTACCGGTTCCCCCAGTCGGCCACAAATGCGCCCAGCAGATATGAGGACATTATTACCATTAATGATTTTCGTGATAATTTTAATATCCCTAAACGTTATAAAAACCTTAAAAAACTCAAATGCTACCCCTATTCTACTGTTGAATGCACTTGCTTGAATGGTACTAATATCACCTATAAGCCCGAAAATATCCAAAGCGATAATCTGGTTATTAGAGAGGTGCATAATTACGCGCCCAATGGCGCGCGCTTGAACTTTTACCCGGTTGGGTACAATAAGGCGGGTGCAAGCGAGATTGCTCCTCTTGATAAAAACAATGGGTTGCCCATCGATGGCGGGGAAATGTTGGACGCCGCGTTTGGCATCAGCAATTTCCCTCAATTTGTGATAGTCAACAATGGAGCCCAGTTGGCAATGGCAAACAGTGCCTACACTCGTTCCTACAGTCAACAGTCCGCCGACTGGGCGTACCAAAAAGCGCAGATGGGCATCAGTCAGTCTCTTGCGGCCACGGCCATGCAAAACCAGTACAATACCCAAGCCAACAAACTCGCTATCGGCAACCGCAACGCCAATAACGCGATACAAGCAGCCTCGCTTAACACCAGTCTGGACAACACGACGTATATCAACAATCAGCGAGCTGACCTCGCACAGCTGAATAACGTGGTTAACGGCGTGGTCGGGGTGGCGGGTAACGCCGCTTCGGGCAATGTCGGGGGCGCGGTATCGGCATTAGGCGGTGCGGTCATGAATGGTGTCAACACTGAAGCGAACCGCAGTATCAACAATACCGCCGCCCAACTTTCCACGGCGAACTCGCTGAGTACCAACGCGGCCACAACAAGTCAGGCCAACACATACGGATCTCAGACTACAGCGCTTTCAAACCAGTTGGCCCAAAATATGGCGGATATGAACGCGGATTACGCGCAACGTTCCGCGTTCGGAGACTATCAAAACACCATTGCGGGTATCAATGCACAGGTACAGCAGATGCAATTAACACCCCCGACCACATCCGGTGCCATTGGCGGAGACGGTTTTAACCTCGCGAACGGTATTGTCGGGGTGTTGGTTCGATTTAAAACGTGCGCACCCTCAGCTCTGCGGAGCGTCGGAGAGTACATGTTGCGTTACGGGTATTTTATCCAGCGTTTCATCACGCCGCCGCAATCGCTGGAATGTATGACAAAATTCACCTACTGGCAGATGCAGGAGTGTTACGTGCGAGGCGATTTGCCCGAGCAGTATCGGCAGACCATTAAAGGCGTGTTCGAGTCTGGGACTACTATATGGACTAACCCGGATGATATCGGCGTGACCGATTGGGCGGATAACGACCCATTGCCGGGCATCTCATTCTAGTGCTATACTAGAGGCATGTCTAGGTCGAGGAAAAATCAGAATCGTAGGGGCGGCGCGTTGCATCCGCGTGGCAATTACGCCAAGGCACGCGCCGCCAGCCTTGACGCAATGTACTACCATCTGCTGGCAGAACTGGCATTGAACCGGTTCAGTTGGCGGGGGCTACCGCCAACCGTGGACGAACGATGGCTGGAAATGTGTCTCTGCGAATACGGGTGCGCGCTCTTCTTCGAAGACAAACGCATAGGTCGGTTCCTCGCCACGCAAGCCGGTTATCAAGGTCGATTGAACGTGTATAATAATCCGACGTGTTTCGAGCCGGTTGGCGTCAACTACCATTATCGGCAACTCAAAGCGGGCCGTGAATGCATCCCGATTTGGGATAATCGTATGCGCATGAGTTTCAAAGATATCTTATGGCAGTATGCGAGACGCCTCGCCGACATTGACAAGGCGTATGACGTGAACTTGGAGAGCCTGAAACTGCCGACCATCATCACCGCCGACCCGCGCACCAAGCTCACCGTGCAAAACATGCTACAGCAGAGGCAGGATGGGCAGGATTATATCATCGGCTACGATTCACTCGACCCCGGCTCGATGTTCCAGCCGTGGCCCAACACGACCCCCTATCTGTTGGACAAGTTCATTCAGCAAAAAGCGCAGGTGACTAACGAGGTGCTGGGGTATTTGGGCATTCAATCCAGCGGCACGGAAAAAAAGGAACGGCTCATCTCCGACGAGGTGGCGCAGGCCAACGAAAAGGTAGACGTGTTCCGGTTGAGTTTTCTCAAGGCCCGGCAGGCGGCGGCGACCGAGATTAACCGACTGTGGCCACAACTTAACATCTGGGTGGAGTATGCGGACGCGCAAAGCTCCGGCGTACCCAACGCGCT